TTAGGTATCATTCCACCATTCATGCAGATTGATATTGATGTTCTTGATAAGATTGTTGACAGAGTAGAAGGTGATGTACTAGATAAACTAAAACAAGTACCAATTCAAAAATTATTTAAACGATGAATCTATTTTTATCATGTCCTCCTGTGTATACCTTACCAGGTACGTGGACTAAATGTGATGCACTGATACCACATTATAATGCTGATCCAAATCAAACGTTTGGTATATCACTCTTAGTAATCTTAGTGTTACTATCAGGGTATGGAGTCTACAGAGCATTCTTTAACAACAAAGGTCTTACAGATCAATGGGATGATCACGAAGATTAATTATGATTTTACCAGGTACTACAGTTAAAGTGATAGATGAAAATTCTATCTACCGAGGATACGTTGGGTGTGTTCAAAGAATACAAGGCAAGAAAGCAGCAGTTCTTATGGATCAAGATGGTACTCCTTGGGATAAAATGATTACGTTTAAACTTTCTGATCTCGTAGAAAAAACAGATGGTTTCCAATATTATCCTCAAAAGAAAAAGAAATGAAACTCACACAAGAAATTATTGACAAACTACAAGAAGCATTTGAGCACACTAAAAAGAATGGTGATCTCAACTGGGAAGATGGTGATGAGATTGATGTATGTCTTGCAGGAACATTTGCTGCTGATAGGTTCATCACTATAATAAATAGAACTAAGAGTAGCACATCACTTAAGGCAGTAAAAGGGCAATGAACGACACGTTAGTTTTTATATACTTAGTATTTTTTGTGATGTTATTTGCAGCAACGTTTGCATACATGTTGAAGATGATGAGTTCAACTTTAGATACATTTAATAACACACCAACAAGATCATATGGTGATGCTATGAAAGCATACAGAGTTCCTGCACCTCATCCAGAAATGGAAGGCATAAAATATGGTGAAGAACTATTAGTTTTTAATCCAGAGGAAGAAGAAGACGATGATGATGACGGAGACGTACCTGCCTACGTAGGGGAAAACATATAATTAGTCTCAAAATATCGCAAAAAAAATCCCGCCAAAAAATGCCCTCTTAAGGGTTTTTTTAGTATCCGTATCCAGAACTAGAAGAAGAACTGCTTGAACTACTGCTGCTGCTTGAAGAAGTGCTGCTTGTTGTATTAGTTTCTGAAGCTTGATTACCAACTGGTGTGGTAGTTGTAGTAGTATCTGCTGCAGGAGTAGAAGTTACGACTCCGACACTCGCACTAGAAGTAGTAGGTCCGTTATCAAATGATGTGACAGTACCTGTACTTGTTGATAGGTTTACACTACCAGTAACATAACCAGAACTTTCTAGGAATCTTGCTGCTGCACTTAACTCAGTCTTCTTATTACCTTCCTTATCTAATTCTTTATGAGGTTTGTATGAAATTAATTCTTCAAACTCAGAAAGGATAAATTCAACAACTGGTTGAGTAGGTATCTTAAGTATTGCTTTCTTGTCATTAATATATCTTTCATGCTCATAGTTTGTCACAGGATATATTGATTGGTCTACTCCTAATGTAGTTCCGTCAGGTAAAACAGTTCTCCAATCACCATTAACCGTTATACCTTGCTTTAGTACTACAACGTTATTATACTTTGCTTCTACAGTTTCATAGTGATGTACAGCATCAGGTAAATCATATTTTTCTTGCACATAATGTAGTAATCTCTCTTCACTTCTTGGCCACTGTTCATATACATCAGTAACTTCATTCACCATAAGAAGAATCCAATCTAAATATGGACTACCCAAAGCTTGTAATGCTACCTCCTCAGGTCTCATTCCATTAGGAATTATTCTTGTCTCTAGTAGTGTAATGTATTGATCTAGATCCTCTCTAAGTTTAGTACGTCTGAAAAGGTTTTTAACCAGACGGTATCTGTAAGGTTCATCATCTGTGATGCCTTCGCCAACAAATACATTTGGAAGTAAAGAAAAGTATTGCATTAGTACCCCACTGCTACGTCATTTTCGGTTAATAGTCTTGTCTCAGTAAAACTAAGTTGTAAAACTACTGCAGGAACTGAAATCCCATCAGATTGTGGTGCCTTAAGTGCAACATACTGATTGTCTGGTGTGTAGTTTACAGATATACCAGTACAAACTGAAGGATAAATCTTAAACATTAGATCTCTTCTTGTACTTTCACCTAAATTATTCATTCCACCAGTAGAATTTGCACCAAAACGACAGAATCTTAATTGAAATCTATCAGGTATCTCAAAGAACCTATTGTTTTTTGCATAACCCTCATTATATTTCTTGAAGAAGTCATCTTGCCATAGATTTTTATATCCATCTTTTCTATTTACATCATCTACCTTATCATTACCACCAATAGAGAATGTCTCTTGGTTATTACTATATGATTTACCCATATTACCTGAACGAACTCTTGGTAAGGATCCAATTTTTATATAATCTATAATAGATTGTATAGTTTTTGACTCTTGTGGATCACGAGCAAAGAATTTGAATGCAAAGTTATGTGTTCTAAAACTCATACCTTGAAATATTTGTTCACTGTATGGGTTGAATATTCTACCACTTTGTAGGTTTTCAATAGCATTAAGATCCAAATTACCTTGTAGTCCTACAAAGTTATTGAATCCGTTTACCATTTGTAATACCATATTGGTAGAGAACTCAGGTAGTGCAGCACCTGCTGCCTCTTGTAATGTTTCTGCTAATGATGTGAAATCATTTTCATTTCCATTCAACATACCTGTTGCTGTTACACCTGCAACACCAATGTCTGCTCTTCTATATGCAGGACCATAAGATGTCTGAATACCAGGTGGTATCGCAATATAACATCTATCTGGATGTTGTACTACGGTTGCTCTATTACCAGGTATTTCTCTATTATAAAAGGCAGGAACATTAGTTGCATCATAATCAAACCTCTCTCTACGCAGCATAAGGTAGTCGATAGCACCTGTTTCAGCGTCTGCTAAACCAAGTCCATTGTCCTCTTGTGCGGGTGGTTGTTCTGGATATCGATAAATGCTCAAGTTTTTGCCTAAATAATATTACTTGTATCATATGTATTTATGAGGTTTAAACAAGGAAAATACATTCCTCGCAATCCAAATAAGTATAAAGGCGATCCTCGCAACATTATTTACCGTTCATCTTGGGAACATAAGTTCATGCTTTGGTGTGACCAACAGAATTCTTCAGTACAAGAATGGGGTAGTGAGGAGATCGTTATTCCTTATGTAAGTCCTGTTGATGGTAAAAGGCACAAGTATTATCCAGACTTCTATGTCAAAATCAAAGGTAAAAAGTATATGGTTGAGGTAAAACCATTTAAACAAACTAAAGAACCTAAGACTCAAAAGAAAATCACTAAGAGATATGTTAGTGAAGTCTTAACTTGGGCTGTCAACAAAGCTAAATGGAAGGCAGCTGATGAAGTTTGTCAGGATAATGGATATAAGTTCATGATTATTACAGAAAAGGAGCTTAAAGTATAATGTTAAAAGGACTATTTGATGCCCTATTAGATGTATTAAAAGCTGCAGGAGCAACTCAGTTTACTGGGATACCTGGTGCAGGTGGAGCAGTGCCGAGTAAATTCCAAGAGTTTATGGCTTTTAGTAGAAAGAAGATGGGGGACTTCTCTCTTACTAACATATACACAGTCCAATTTAGCACCCCTCCAATGTTAACAGACAGTTTTGAGACTGGTGATGATAGAATGTTATTGGATTATTACTGTGACTCTATCAACCTTCCAAGTAAACAGGTAACTACAGCACAGGTAATGAATGTAGGATCTGCATACAAATATGCCACTGGTAATGCATTTAGTCAGATCAATATGACATTTAAAATACCAAGAACTCAGAGAACGAGAGCAATATTTGAAAGATGGGTCGCATTGATGAACAATGATGCTAATCAATATGTAAATTTTTATAAGCAATATTGCTGCCCAAGGATAAGAATATATAAGTTTGAAAGAGGTGGTGGAATGAATGTTGATAACTTTGCAAATGACATAGGGATCTTTGGTGGTCAGGCAGGAGATAATAACCTATTAAATTATCTTAAACAAGATAAATCTATATCACAGGCAAATCTTGATAAAGTAAAATCTGTTGCTAAATTCTATAGTTGTCACGGTATGTGGGAGTTAAGAAATGCATTCCCAACTAACATTGGATCAATACAGTTGAATAATAACGAGGCAAGAATTATGTCAATGACTATATCATTTAACTTTGAGAGATATAGATTCTACACCAGACCTCTTTATTCACAAGGTAATAACAAGGAATTCATTGTTGATAATCCTGCATTAAGAAACAACGTACAGTTGAATCAACATGGTGCACATGTGTCAACAGGAGACGCAAATGGCATGGGATATAAGAAAGGGGCTACTAGCAATGATAATTACTGGTAAGTCGCATATATAATTTGGACTTTTATTCCCAAATAACCCCCAAAAAAATTCGACCCAAAAAAAGACCCCTTAGGGTTTTTAACTAAATAATTACAACTGAAAATATCTTATTATGGCACTTCCCGTATTAAATACTCCGAAGTTTAAATTAAAACTTCCATCTGACAGCAGAGTAGTGAATTTTAGACCTTTTCTTGTAAAAGAAGAAAAGATTCTATTAATTGCAACTGAAACAGGTGAACAGGCAGAACTAATTACTGCTATTAAAAATATTATTAAAGCATGTACAGATATTAAAGATGTTGAGCAATTATCAACATTTGATATTGAATTTGTTTTCTTACAGATTAGAACTAAATCTGTTGGTGAATCTGTAGATGTATCCGTAACATGCCCTGATGATGGCGAAACACAAGTCGATGTATCTATTCCTTTAGACCAAATTAAAGTCATAAAGACAAAAGGTCATAAAAAGGAAATTAAGTTATCTGAAGAAGTTGTGTTAACAATGAAGTATCCAAGTTTGGATATTTTTGTTGAAATGAATTTCCAA